CATCCGCCCGCTGGTCCGGCGTCAGCCCGCCGGCCGCCTTCGCAATCTCGCCGATCATCTGCGGGCCGATCCGCAGCACCGCATCACGTACACGCCGGCCAGACTCGAACCGCATCCGGTTCAGATCCTCCGCGCTCACCAGCTTGCCGCTGCGCTCCTCGAACTCCAGCTGCAGCAGCTTCGCCTGGTAGGCGGTCTTGATCGCCTGGCCCTGGGCCATCGTCGGCATGCCAGCCGGCGGGCCATGCCCAGCTGGTGGGGCCGTCGTCCCGTGCGCCACCTTCGCAGCGGCCGCCGCCATCTGCCGCTGCCGCCCCGCCTTGATCGCCTCCCCCTGCCGGTATTGCGGCGCGGTGTTCTTGCCCCACTCCTCGTTCGCAATCGCCGGATCGATCACCCATCCACGGCCCTCGCGCTTCGCTCCCTTCTTGATCCGGCCGTCACCGATCGCCTTCCTGACTGCCTGCGGCACCACGCCAAGCTGAGCTGCATACTCCGCGAGTTTCAGCACGGCTCCACGGTGTACCCGAACAGGTGCAGGGTTGATTGCAGCGACAGGCTACTGGCCTCTCCCACATCTCCCAAGCCGGTGATCTGCACCTTCTCCGGCGCGCTCACCAGGCCCGCCACCAGGTGGGCCAGCTGCTCGGGCCTGACGGACGTCCAGCCCTCGCCCCGCAGCATCCCGTCCACCGTCGTCTCGTCGCCCTGCTCGCCCAGCTCCACACGCAGCGGCGACGCCACCACCACACCACAACTCCAGCTGGCCCCGAACCGGATCGCCTGGACGCTGATCATCATGCTCATGTCGTCCGCCGCACCCTAGCCCTTGCCGGGTACCCACGCCCTGTTCAGCGCACCGGCCCGGCCCTTCGTCACCTGCGACGGCATCCCCGCACGGTTCACCAGGCGCGTCACCTCCTCGCGCTCCATCCCCAGCCGCTTCTGGATCTCGCGCGCCGGCACACCCTCGGCCACCATCCCCCGCACGATGTCCGCCATCCGCACCACCGCATGGGTGCCCCGGGCCCGGTTGTGCCGGATCGTGCTCATCATCCGATGCACAGGGTCCAGCAGCACCTGCACCGTCGGCACCAGCCCACCCGTCAGCGCTGCCACCCGCCGGTCACCGCTCACCGTCCACCGGTGGAAGCCGTCCACGATCTGGAACTGGCCGTCCTCACCCTCCGGCAGCGTCACGATCGGCTGCGTCCAGCCGTCCTCGAGGATGCTCACCATCAGCAGCTCCAGCTCCGGCGACGCCACCACGTTCGGGTTGTAGCTGTTCGCCCGCAACCGATCGCGCGGCAGCCATCGCACCTGGCTCACCGGCTGGTCCTTCGTCGTCGCCTTCACCGCTTCCCCTCCAGCGCCTTCACCTGCTCGAACGTCAGCCCCGCCTTCGCCGCTGCCGTGATCGCCCGCTGCGTCAGCTGGCCCTTCTTCCGTCCCTTCAGGTCTCCCCGGCTCACCATCTGGCAGATGTAACGCCAGCTCAGCCCCGACATCACGTCGTCCTCGGTCTCGTGGATCGGCCGCCGCGTCTTCCGCTGGTGCATCCTGATCACCTGCGCCACGCTCCGCGCGATCGACGCCCGCTCCTTCGCCGGGTACAGGGCCAGCAGGCTCCGGCTCCACTCCTGCCAGCTCATCCCCGGCGGCGGCTCCTTCAGCCCCGCCCCATACAGATCCGTCCTGGCGTAGCGGCCCGCCGTCCCCACGCCCTCCACGCGCCGCAGCATCCGCTCCCACAGATCCGGCCAGCCCTCCGGGTACTTCCACAGCCCGCCCAGTGGCTCCTCCCCGAACGGTGGCGTCACCCGCTGCAGGCTCACGCTCGTGCCCATCAGCGCCTGCACGTCATAGGCCCGGTTGTAGTCCCACCCCTCACGGCCCGCGGCCACCCACACGTCCTCCGCCTTCCAGTCGTAGATCGGCTTGCAGTTGAAGTAGTACCCCTGCCGCGGCTCCGCGATGAAGTTGTCCCGCACCTTCTTCGTCACGGTCTGCAGCCGCCGCACCGACTCCTGCGCACGGATCCCCGTCAGGTCGGCCACCGTCCCGCACTCCGGCCCGAACATGCACGGGCCCACCTCGTCCACGCCCATGCCCCGCTCGAACCGCCGCACATCCCGCACCGTCACCGCGCCCCTGGGCATCGGCCGCACCCATCGGTCCCGCGCCGCCTCGTCCCAGCACCACCACCACGGCTCGCCACGCGAGCAGGCGTTCCGGTGCTCCACAGGCAGGCAGCACCACGCCAGCCGCACATCCTCCCGCTGCCTCACCCGCTCCACGTACTCCACCGTCTCCGGGTAGATCGCCTCCTCGTCCACGAAGTACACATCCAGCGGCAGCCGGCCACGCTCTCGCGCCACCTGGGCCGTCAGGTTCAGCACCGTCGTCGAGTCCTTCCCCCCGCTGAACGACACCACCACACGGTCGAACAGGTCGTAGATCCGCCGGATCCGATCCAGCGCCGCGGTCATCACGTCCGCCTCGATGCTCGTCGGCCGCAGCGTCATCGCGTCTGCAGCTCCGGCAGCTGGCTCGCCGACACCCCCATCACCATCGTTCGCCGCACCATCGGGTGCTCACGATCCGTCGGCCCGCAGTCCGAGTCCGGGTGCCACGCCACCACCGTCATCCCGCTCTCCGGACCCGTCTCAAACCGGTGCTCGCCCTCCGCGTGGATCACGAACCGCATCCCAGCCCGCAGCTCCCACTCACGCGCCCGCGTCACGCACCGGCCACGGCCCCGCACCACCATCCCGATCCGCACGCTCGGGTGCGTGTGCGCCGTCTGCCGCGTCCCCATCGGGAACCACAGCCCGTTCAGGCACGGGTCGCCCAGCCGCACCGGCGGCACCAGCAGGCTGTCCGTGCAGCCGTCGATGTACCGCAGCCGCCCACGCTCCTCCAGCGGCCCGCCGAGCACCACCATCCCCAGCCATCCGTGCCGGCTGATCACCAGCCCCTGGCTCAGGTCCTGACCCACCGGCCGCACCTCACACTTCCCCTGCACCGACGCATACATCCCAGCCGTCAGCACGTGCGGCCATGCCCCCGACTGCCGCACCACCAGCGCGCCCTGGCTGCAAAACACGAACTGCGTCGCGTCCTCGCCCAGCACCAGGGCCCCGTCATCCACTCCCCACACCCTCAGGCCCGGCAGCTCCCGCAGCAGGCCATGCCCCGTCTTCAGCTCCTCGAATGCCTCATCCCGCTCGGTCATCCAGCCACTCCCTGCACACCTGGGCCAGCGCCTCTGCCGTGCCCTCCAGCCCGTGCCGATTCTTCGCCGCGGCCACCGCCATCAGCACCTGCTCGCGGTCGTCCCACCGCATGCTCACGCTGAACACGTGCCGCTCCTCCACCTCGCCGCTCTCCGCCGTCGCGTCGGCGTCCTTGTCGTCCTGCTCCAGATCCAGGCCCAGGCCGCCCTGCCCCTGGTCCTCCGGCTCCGCCCGCTCCGTCACCGGCGCCAGCGGCTGCGACAGCTGCTCGAACGCCCCCAGCTCCAGGCCATCGGTCAGCCGCCGCAGATCGTCGTCACTGAAGCCCAGCGCGCCCAGGTCGAACTCGGCATCCATCAGAGCGCCCAGCTCCTCCGCCAGTCGCTCCTCATCCCACCCGGCGTTCTCCGCGATCTTGTTGTCGGCCAGGACATAGGCCCGCCGCTCCTCCGGCGTCAGGTGGTCGAGCACCACCACTGGCACCTGCTGCATCCCCAGCTCGCGGGCCGCCATCAGCCGGCCATGGCCCGCCAGGATCCCGTTCTCCCCGTCCACCAGGATGGGCGCCAGGAACCCGAACCGCTGGATGCTCGCCGCCAGCTGCGCCACCTGCGCTGCGCTGTGCGTCCGCGCGTTCCCCTCGAACGGCACCAGCCGCTCCACCGGCCAGAGCTCGATTCGCTCCGCCATCCGCGGCGTCAACGCCTTTCCCATCTGCCCTCCTGCCACCAGGCCCGAACCATAGGCCCGCCATTGCGCCACGTTGCGCAACGGTTGCGCAACCGCCCGCGCGATCACGGCCCATACTTCCTGCCCAGTTTTTCGCTCAGAACCCCCGCAAGACCGCGATCGTTGGAAACGGGATTTCCCGGTTCCGGCTCAGATCCCAGTCATTCCAACGGTTTCCGCCACTCGTTTCGGAAGCTGGAACTAGCGAAAAACCGGGGCTCGCGGACCCGCAGGGGGTTTTTCCACAGGAGGACCCAAAAGGTGGGGGTGGGGGGTGGTTGCGCAACGGTTGCGGTTGCGTTGCGCAACGGTTGCTCAGCGGGAGGCTGGGGGATGGGGTGGGCGGGGGAGGCCCTGGCGCATGACCCACGTGGTTGCAGCGCGCTGAGTCATCCATGCCTCGAGCAGCTGCTTGCACATGCCCTGCAGGGTGGGCACGTCGTGGACTGCATCGATGGCGCGGGTCATGCGCTCCAGCTCGAAGGCTTGGGCAGGGGTGAGGGCGAGGGGATCAGGCACGACCGAACCCCCTGCCCATGGCCCCCAGGGCGCGCACGATGCCGTCCTCCAGGGCCTGCTCGATGCGTAGCTCGGTGCGTGCCTGTAGGGCGGGGGACCAACGGCCCCCGGTGTAGATCGCGTGGATGGAGGGGCCAACCACCACGTCGAGGCCAGGTCGAGGCTTGGCACGCTTCTTGTACCCTCGGTATGCCCTGGCCTTGCTTG